ACCCTTGCTGCCAAGTGAATAGTCCTGCCTTGATGTATTTGGCTTGTCTAATATTCATTAGATGTCCGACTTCCATACCCCATACAGCACGAGATCCATTAGCCCATGCTTGAGTGTAATGTGCCAAACCCATACGGTGAGTGTGTCCACACACCACAGACATGCCACTTCTTTTCGCAAGTCCAAGTGCTGTAGCCCCTGCTGTTGGTTGTACGTTACCTTCATCTCCATGCATAAGTAACCAACCTGGTGCTATTTCTACAGGTCCATGATAATACGTGATACCAAGTTCATCTAACTTTAGAAACTTTTCAATCTCTAACTCTGGTAATCCTAAAAATCCAGGAGCAGATGAACGTATCTTATTGAACAACCTATCTGAATGGTTGCTACGTACAATAGTATCAACAGTTAATTCTTCCAATAACTTAACGGTTATATCTCTGTCTTTACCTATTGATCTTTCCCATTCAAGTTCAGTACCCTTCGCCCAACGACTGATACTTTGGAAATCTATTTCATCTCCAACCGATACTACTGAATCAGGTTGATAGGCATAGATAAAACGCTTTACTGCTTTGACTGCATCTACGTCGTGGAACGGGGACTGCAAGTCCGAGATCACGACAATCGCTTTGCTCATTTACATGCCTCACAATAATTGTTAGCCCTTAAATTTGGAACAGTTATGGTAGTTAATTTACCACAATGGTAGCAATTAACCATAGCCCATTTAGTAGGTGTAAAGTAAAAAGGATTACGTATCCTTAGTTTCATTTTTTCTTTGCTCGTCTCTTATTCTCTAGTCCTACATTTTTCTTCTTGGACAAGACCCGTAGGTTAGATATCTTGTCGCTACCTTTACGTCCACCATTATCTTTATGGTCAACCTCTTGGTTACGTTTTAACTTCTTACCAGTAGCCTTCTTGTAATCAAGGCGTGCTTTATTGGTAGATGTAGTTTCAGTAGTTCCGTCCTTTTTCTTACGTTTAATTACGTAGATAGGACGTCCACCATTTTGTTTACTTCCTTTGTAAGGTCCAAATATTTTCATATGCAATCACATCCTGGTCCAAAATCAATGGAGCCATCTCTATATAAGTAATCATCAATTGAAACATCTGTGAAGTCTGCTAAGTATTCCTCACATATGATGTTTAGTTCAGACTGATTCAAGCAATACCACTCTGAATTTTGGTCAATGGTTAAGTGTATGTTGTAGAATAAACGCATTAACCACTCAAACGGTTTACCAAGTATATATCTAAGCATGTACATTATTTATCCCATTTACCTTTCAGTACGAGCAATCCAATGATTGCGTAGTTTGCCATATCCTTGAAGGAATCTTCAATGGATTCATGTTGAGGCTGAAAGCCTTTAGTATCTTCCATATATTCATATAGATTATTGATACGTGCTAACTTGTCATGCATACGAACCCTAAGTCCATTGATAGCACCACCTGGTGAATCAGATATGTTCTTTGGTCCGTAATCCTTATGCTTAGATATCAGTAGATTAACTAAGTCATCTACCTCTTGCCAAATCGCCAACTCAAAATCAGTTGGGTCTGGAATATCATTCCTCAGTTTTGTTAGGTTTTTCATTTTTGAGCATCTCCTCTATGCTTTCTACCATATCTATGGCTATTTCTTTGGTCACAGCCTCATTAACAAACTTATGAAAGGATTGATCTCCCTCAGAAGAGTTAACCAAAGCAAGTGATATTGATTGAACTAATCTTAAAGCACAGTCTGCATGGTCATTTTGTAGTAATAAATTGATCTCCTGAAGAGCAGGAAATAGGTCAAGTGAATATCTGTTACTCAGTCTAAGACCCCAAGTAAACGTGATATCACAGTGCTCTAAGAATAAAAATAGATCTTTGGTTTTGAAATCGCAATCTCCGCACTCAAAACCTTTATCGGAAGGAATTAATACTGTCATTGTGAGTTAGCCACCTTTTGTTTAAAGTAATCTGCGCCGTGCTTCAAATACATAGAGTTAACATCTTCGCCCTCTGGCATTTGAACAGTAACTACGTTGCCTAGTTCACGAGTCAATGACTTAGAGAAATCGTGACCAGCCTGATCTCCATCTGCAAACATGAATACTTTATCAAAGTCTGCTAATAATTTAGTGTAATGTTTCTTCCAGTTGTTCACTCCAGGGACCCCAACCGAATATAAACCACAAACATAATCCAACGTGATCGTGTCAATCTCACCTTCGCATATACAAATGTATGACGACGCTTTGAAAAACGCCCTTGTATTGAAGAGATGTGTGTTTGCACCAGCCAAGCCCATATACTTCGGTTCTTGCGAATCCATTGATCTGAACCTGAGGTCAACCACACCCGTACGCGTAATATACGGAATAGAGAGACGATTTTCATATTGTTCATGCCCCGTAACTGGATCGAGCACGACGCCCAACCCCACTCTCCGTGCTACTTCCAGAGTTATTCCCCGTTCTGCGAGGTAATCCTCCGCTTCGTGTATTGCTGCTGCGTAATACTTTGCTGCTTTGCCCAGTGATTCTCTCTGCAAACTTGACTGCTTCATAAAACTTTAATCCTTCTCTGTCCATAATAATTCTATAAGTGTCGCCCTTAACTTGGCAGGCGAAACAACAAAATACATTTTCTCTAGTACTGACTGTGGCTGATTTATGATTGTCGTCGTGGAAGGGACATCTGATGGATGACCATCCACTTCTTTCTGGTACTGTTGCTCCATAATGTTCTAGTACACCCTTAATTGGCAGGGCATCTACACGTTGTGACTTTCTTGATCCATTGGTCAAAATCTTCCACCACCCATGCTTGATTTATTCCTGCCATTCTACGTTTAATTATAACATAAGATGGTGGAACCTCGCTGATAGAACGCGCCGTTGCGTAGTTCTTTGCTTCCACTACTGCTTCACTCCAGAACTCAGGCAACTTGAGTGCTTTAGTTGCCTTAAGTTCCAGGATATAAGTTTTACCATTGGCCATGACAACAATGTCGCCTTCGTCTTTAGCCCCTGCCTTAGTAAGCCTTTCGGCTACAACACTTTTAGAACGCAACCATTTCAATACAGTTGTTTCAAATAAAGATCCCTTGCGACCATTTTTGTTAGCCATTTAGTCTCTAATACCAACCCTTTCTATCATGATGTTTAAGGGCTAAAGTAGGCGTTTTATACCGCTTTTGGATATATTTGACACCTAAATCAACCTGCTTAGTTAGGGGTGTATCTTCAGGCATATTGAGCATTTGGGGTATGCCATACGCCGATGACTTTGGATTATCTGCTGTGTAATCCCAGCGAGATTCTCTAGTCCAAAGAGTAAGTAATGCTTTCCACTCTTTGTTATTCCAACCTACTTGCTTTGCTCTAAGTTGACCATATTTCTTGGCGAACTTTTTACTTTGACTAATTGTAAAATTAATCTCAGCACACATTGGTTTCATAGGTACTACTGCTGCCGTAATTGCAAAAGCATTTTGTGGCCAAAAGCCTGCAATAACTACGAAACACATTGTTATGTATCTTAGGTTGTTTTTTCTCATAGTCTCTCCTCTGTTGGGGCTGTTGCCTTTGTCCCACAGACAGCACACTCCATATCGATAAAGTATGAACTTATTGTATCACTATCGTCATCCCATTCGACGAGTAGTTTCCAGATAAAAGAACCACATGGGCAAACCTTGGTAGGTTTACCACGTACATCCATGGCTTCTTTATAATCTGGACTTAATTCCCAGATATCCTTAGCACTCATATTCTTTCAGGAATATCGGAAACTTCCATCACTTCTGGATTAAATTGTAGCCAGAACGAAGTATCTCCAGTTGGATCTGCTTTACCGTATCTATTTTTAACAGGCGCTATTGCAATATATCCAGGAGCATTAGTTCCAACGGTACATATCAAGGCTGGTAATTGTGCAACCATTCCTTGTAATGCTGATCTAGGCTGGCATGGATTGCCAGGATAAGATTCCTTCGTATGATGAAGGATAAGAACTGCAGCATTAGTATCTCTTGCAAGATATTTCAGTTCTTTAATTGTAGAACGCATTCCTGCGAACTCTTCACCACCATCGTTAGCGATATCCATTAGGTTATCTACTACGATTAAGGTTGGTGGACAACCCCATAGTTCCTCAAAAGCAGATACTTCTAGATCTAAATCAACCAAAGTAGGGGCTGACTCAAATGACCAGAATATATGTCCTGAGTTCTCGTTGATTATCTTTCTTGATTCATCAACATTTTCTATGAGCATCTGTTCAGCCACGGACTGTGTTTGACCAGAAATCATTGATAACAGACGCATAGCCATTGTATGAGCATTGGTATCTGCACTTATATAAAGCGTTGGCACTTTTGATCTAAGAGCAATCGCAAGGGCAAGTGTTGACTTACCTGCCCCTGGAGTGCCAGCAATCATAGATACTTCTGCCCGTCTAATGACAATTTTATTGACATCAAAGGTACGAAATACCGTTGGTAATGGTTCACCACCGATATCCTTACTACCTACTGCACGGGCTAAAGTTCTCATGTTTTAGAATGAAGTCCATTCTGCATCACTGCGACGAATCCATACTGGTTCGCATTGATCTGGTGTTCCCTTTGGTGAAGGACACATAAATGCCTTCCAAGGCCCCTTAGCACCAGCGCCAGTACGTTTAGTCATTTCACCATGTTTACAAGACCGTCCTGATGGACCAGTACTTGGGGTGAATGTTTGTGTTGGGCTTGACACTGGTTTAGCGCCTAGTCCTTGTGCAAGGTTGGCAACCGCTGACTCTATAGTCGTTGGTGCTCCCTCTACAGATGACGCCATGGTTGAGATTAAATTCTCAGCCCCAATGTCACCCAATATATGAGTCAAGTTTTGCTTGAACTCATCGGCTGTGTCTCCTGCGATCACAAATATGCGACCATCATTCAACTTAGAACTAACTTGGAAGTTAGCATTAGCCATGTTGTTTCTCCTTTTCCGTGTATTTTCCGTTCATAAACTTACAGTACGATAGTACACCACAACGTCCACAGTTGCTTAGATTAGGTAAAAATATCTTAGCCTTACGTGCTCTGTCAAACTCAGTATAGATCTCCTCTACTTCTTCAGTAGCAAGATGTTCTAGATTCCAAGTAGTTACATGACCAGTGCGTGCATCCCAAAAACCTGCTTTGTTCACTTCAAGGCCATCCATCTTGCGCAAAGCCCACGCATAAGTAGCAAGTTGAAGTGGGTGTCTTTGGGATGACGCCCCTGTCTTAATATCTAAAAGGACTACATTACCATCATAATCGGTCATCACTCGATCAATGGCCATCTTAACAACAGTATCTACGAGAGGCACTTCATACTGTTTTTCAATGTAATCCTTATAGATATTCCACCCGTTGGAACGGAACTCTATCCAACGATCTAGCATCCATAAGCCTTCGCCATACCACCAAGACATGTCTTCTCTCTTGATATACTCCCAAGAAAGCATGTCTCCATGTAGTTCTTCATCTTCTTTTACTTGTTCAAACCAAGCATTATTCCAAATAGTTTCGGCTACTCCAGGATTTAAATCATACATCTCGGTAGCCCTATGGACAGCAGACCCACCTGTAAACCAAACAGCATGTTTCTCAGGTACGCCTTGTAATTTAGTTAGATTGTACTTCCATCCACACTCTTGATAAGTTCCAAGAGCGGAATAGGATATATGTTTAGGTAATTCGTTCATGGTGTAACCCTACCACACCCTATTTGCTTGGCGCAAATCGACACTACTGCCTGAACCCTGAAATTAAGAAATGCCCCCCTACCCCCCATAAAAATTATGGTTGGTCAGGGAGGCTGGTTAGGCTTTTGCCGTCACCCGTCAATTGAAGTTTCTGCCCCACGGTTTCCCGCATGGGTAATATATATCAAAAATTAAGATCGCGCAAAACAACAAAAAGCCCCCCTTTCCTAAGGTAATACCCTAGGGAGGGGGACTTCGTGTCTAAAAACGGCCTTTAAAGGCTAATTAGGGGTATATAATTACTTACTTCCCCGACCAAATTCTGTGGCTGAAGGATCTAATGCCTTTAGAATTGGTCCTGCAACCGCTGCAACACCTGCCATTGCTAGGGTTTTTAGGTCAGTTGTACCAGCAAGATATAGAGCAAGCACGGCTGCTACTGCAGCACGAGCATAACTTCCAACAATTGCTTTTACTTTCTTTGTATTCATATCCATCCTTTAAGGGCGTGCAACGCCCATTACTAGGGAGTAGGCACGTTTCCTAAGATACACACCATCTCCATTTGATTGACTTCCTTTATCGCCACTTGAGGTATTACCCTCAACGACTGTAAGGAATTTCTTTCCATCGTTGCTGGCGCATATCCCAACATGGTCAGGTTGTGCGTCATCATCGAATTGGAAGAATACTATATCACCAGGTTGGGCTTTGCCAATTGGGACTATCTTGCCTTTCTTCGTAAACCACTTGAGACCTGCGTCACATGAAGCAAATCCCTTTTTAGTCTGGGCTGCAACGCTAGATACCATTCCTGCTTTATCAAAGCACCAAGATACAAACATTGCACACCAAGGATTATTATTTAATCCATACCACTTGCCATACATACTGTCATTATTTTTACCAACCTCAGTATATCCAATCTGAGACTTGGCTATATCTACTACGTTACTCACTTTTGATTCCTTTTTCTAATAACATAAGGTGTAATACATTTACTTTATCTGGTCTAAATCCTGACCAGTGAAACTTATCATATACAACTACAGGTGCTTGTTTATAGCCTAGATCTGCCACAATTTTAGCGGACTGTAAATCTAAACTCATATCAACAACTGAGTACTCAATTTTATATTTATCTAAATACTTCTTAGTCATATCACATTGAATACAATTTGGTAATGTGTAAACTGTTACTGTCATACCTACCCCCTATTTTTTATCGATCAGTATATCATACAGCCTATCTACTTTTTGTTCCAGTCGGTTAACCTGGTCCTTGACACTTGACCCCCCATTGGGACGAAGTTCGGACAAGTAATGCTTTACAAGGTGCCTAACCCCTATTGTTACTACTCCAATTAAGGTCGTTATAGATACTAAAAATCCAGCCCAATCTACCGCTGACATTATAAGACCGTTCTAACTGTTATAGTTAATAGACCACCAAATCCATCATAACGAGCACTAGGTGGTGTCTTACGTATAAATGATACTTTTTCTACCAAGGCTTGGACCCTTTCTCCAGTTGTAAAGTCTTGCACGTTAATGATATCGCCAGCGGCTTCAATGTCTTCTAACTTTTGGATACGCTCCCATGCACGGCCTTCATATCCAGCCAGTACATTATATCTATCGGTTTCCACGTCATAACACCAAACTGGGAACTGAATCAACCGTTGGCGTTTAGTTGCTGGAAGAGATTTTGCCTGATAGCCCTTAAAAGTTGGGCCAAGACTGGTATTGCTTGCGCTACGTGAGAGCGTAAATTTATATGATATATATTCTTGTGGTCCTTCTGGGCTATTTGTAGCAGCCTCAGGAGTACCAATAGAAGCATTATAGGTAATAACTGCATAAGGATTGTTATTAGCATCAACAGTTGCTATATCCATAGCACCATTAGTAAAGATACCACGACCACGAATAAACTTATAGTTCTTAGGTTCTAGTGTTCCATAACGAATAGCACCTGTAGTTAGGTAGCCACTAGATTTTTTAACGCTAGGTAACTCTCTATACACATGCCCATTAGTAGATTTATAGGCTGTACAAAATGCTAAATTATTGCTAGTACCAAAGAAAGCCACACCAGTAGTATGATGTTCTGTTGTTTGGGTATACTGTAAATCATTAGCATAAGCAAATCTTAAAGATTCACCTTCTATTGAGGTGCTCAAATCAATGCGAATAAGACCAGCATCTAATGAACCAATACCTGTAGCACACCATACAAAACGATCACGAGCAGCAAAGTCATAGCAAGGTTGTGATGTTTCTACTATAATTGGACCATAGGATATAGAACCATCTTGGTCATTTACAATTCCAACACGGACACCTTTATTGGTGCCGATCATCATATATCCTAGGTAATAATAAATATCGTAAACAATTTCACCAGGAGGAAACTCAGCAGATACAATTGCTGAAGTTAATGTTGGCATAGAACCAGATGTATTACTTAAAGTATACTTTTGAATAGTTGAATGTATGCCATTATGTCCAGCAGTATAAATAGCAGGACCTGAAGCAGTTATACCTGTATAAACATATGTAGTTACAGGATTTGTATAAAGAGCAGTAGGTAAAGAAGAAGCGTTAGGAGCCACTTCATAAATTTTATTATCAATACACATAACAATGCGGTCTTTTACATACTCTAATAAGGCATCTGTTACGGTAGTTCCTGTAACATAAAACATAGTGCTTACATCAGAGGTATCACTAGCAGTTCCAGTCAAAGGTTTTTTATACATATGCAACTTTGTTGCACCACCTTGAACTGAGTTAGTTACCCAATAAGCATAGGTACCATCATCACAGATACCATATACAGGTTCTGCTGAGCCAGAGTTATAATCAATAAAATGTGTTAAACTACTTTCAGCACTTCCTACTGGAGATACCGCTGCAGATGTTACGTTAGAAGCAGTTTTAGCATAAGTAAATGTTGTAGTAGTAGGTACTGTAGTGATAGTATAGGTGCCATTAAATGTTGCATCTACACCAGTAATTACTACTTCCATACCTACTGAAAAACCATGAGCAGCAGAAGTGGTTAATGTAGCCACGTTAGAGGTTAAGGCTTTATTGCTAACAGAGGCTGTTATAGGTTGATAAACTTTATCTACATCATATCCATCATGGAGTAGTACAGCATCTCTACTGCTATATCTAATAGAACGAACATGTTGACTAGGTTTACCATTTGCTTGTAGAGCGGTAGTTACTTCATGATTTTGATAGACATCATTTAATAAAGATACCTGTCCCTTGGTCCAAACATCTAAGCCTTGAGAGTCGGCAAAACGATAACCTGTAGATTCTCCAGAGGTTGGATCATAAAACTTAATACCAGTACCACCATGAAATGATGACTGAGAACGAATCCACCAACCAGTAAGTGATTGCTCACCTGGTTCTTTAGAGTTATCAAACTGATCTTTACGATAAGGAGCAGTCTCTCTTTGGTATGGATTAACATCTGTAGGTGCTAGGATAAATGGTTCTCCACCAATAGCAACGTCATAATCTTCTGCGTTGTTTATCCAAAAACCAGCAATACCAGGGTTACCAACATTGACGGGCAAGCCTTCGGTAATGTCTCTGCCTGCTATGATACACCTCCATATGGTATAATTTAATTATGAAAATCTGTATTGACTGTAATCAAGAACTACCACGTTCTAAGTTTCATATTAGGAACAATAGAAAAATTGGTATTGAATCAAGATGTAAAGATTGCAGTAATACTAAAAAGCGTGAATATAGAAAAAATAATAAAGATTTAATTCGTGCTCAAAATAAGCGCCGAGTTCCTGGTTGGGATATTGATAGATACAATGAGTACCTAGAACTCCAACAAGGCAAGTGTGCTATATGTGGTACTACTGAATATACTAATAAAGATTGGTGTGCTGACCACGACCACGCTACTAATCAACCTAGAGGATTACTTTGCGGTAGATGTAATGCTGGACTGGGATACTTCAAGGATAACCCTGAGTATCTCCAGTCAGCCATTGACTATTTGAAGAAGTGGCAATCGTAATCACGACCTGCCACAGTGCTCCTTAATTAAAAAAGTAAAAGTTTTGCTTGCTCTTCGGTAATGCCTAGTTGTGCTAGTAGTTGTGCTTTGGCTTGAGCCTTTGCTTCGGCTTCGGCTTTTCTTGCTGCTGCATCGGCTGCATCTAATTCCATTTGAGCAATTTCCTCAGCAGTAGCATCTCTGACAATTTCCTCGCCAGTTGTGCAGTTAACTTCTTTAATTTGTATTGTCATTATTTTACTCCGTAAAGTAAGGCTGTGCCTGATGTAAAGTTTCCTGAATCTGGGAATAACTGTAAACTTGTTATAGCCCCTGTTTGATTATACGCACCATAACTATTTTCTATGTTAGCATTTGTTGGCGTTGTATCGTTGTTGTTTACACCAAAGGCTCTCATAAATTTCCAAGTTGTTGTATTTGTGTAATTATGTATGTTAATAATGATTAAAGATTGTGATGTCGTGCTGTCTTGATTTGATGCAACATAAAAACTTGTTGAATCAAATGCTCCAGTTCCGCCTACGTGTCTATTTGCTGTGCTATCGCTATTCATCCTCAATTTAAAATATCTGTCGCTTGCTGGCTGATAATTTTGAATTATTAACTGCAAATTATTGTAAGTTCCTGGAATAGATGAAAGTGTAACTGATGCACCTGTTAATGTAGTTGTACTAATTAAAGTCATACCACCAGCAGCAGGGGTAGCCCATTTTAATCCTGTGGCTGTTGAACTGTCAGCAGTAAGTACTTGGTTATTAGAACCAACGGCTAATCTGGTAACTGTATCTGCTGCAGTAGCAGCAATGATATCACCTTTAGCATCTACAATAGATGCAGCAACTTTGCCATCTAACTGTGTCTGTATAGCAGATGTAACGCCATCTAAATACCCAAGTTCAGTTGTAGATACGTTAGCATTGGCTGCCTGCTTACTATCAATCTGTGTTTGTATTGCAGAGGTAACACCATCTAGGTAGCCTAACTCTGTTGCTGATACGGTAGAGGGTGCAGGGTTTGCACTTGCTAGGTCTCTTGCTTTACTCATTTGGGATTACTTCCCTCCAAGATAGGTCATCTTCTGACCAGTAGTATCTCTTATCTGTATCTGTAGGATAAGGGGTGGGTGCTTGCCAATTGCAAGTAGCCTCATCTAATACCCAAGAGTTAAATGGTTTAGGTGCTATAAAAGCATCCCTTGCAGAGTCATAGGTAAACCCAATGCCTGCATAGTTCTTACGGATGTTGCCATTGTAAGATGTTCTCTTACAAACCTGACCTCTGAAGTTACCATAGAATGTTTCCCAAGCCTCAGTGTTGCCACCAACTTGAGTACCATCAGTATCGGTCTGAATTATGTTTTCATCAACTCCTGTAATTACCTCAGTAACTACATTGTTGTTATCTAAGAATGCGTAATGTGCCACTATATTTTCCTTTTCTATGTTTATGACCAGGATACGTTTCCTGTACCTGCGGTTAATGTTGTTACCTTGTATGAGCCATCTGTTGCAGTGCTTCCTGTTAATCCAGCACCTATTGTAATAGTTCCATCAGCAGTTAGGTATCTAAGAATAACTACTCCTGAGCCACCATTAGGATAACTAGCGTTACCAGTACCATTATCTCCACCACCTGCGCCACCACCTGTGTTAGCAGCACCATTTGTAGCATATAATGCTGGACTATTAGAAATAGCAGCACCATTACCGCCACCACCTGAGCCACCAGTACCACGAGTATTACTGCCTTGAGCAGCACCGCCGCCTCCACCTGCATAATAAACAGATGAACCAGTAATTGATACTGCCGCACCAATACCTCCGTTACCAGAATTAGTTGGATTGCTACCTGGAGCACTACCATTACCACCAACAGCACCAGCACCGCCTCCGCCACCAGTACCACCGTAGGCGCCAGACCTACCTCTTCCGTCACCACCATTAAATCCTTGAACTGGACTTGCAGTTCTTATTCCGCCAGTCATTGTAATGTCGGATTCACTACTTCCTCCACCACCACCAGAACCGCCGTTACCACCATTACCGCTTTGATACATACCAGCAGCACCGCCACCAGTTGAAGTTATTGTACTAAATACAGAATTTGACCCATTAGCATTAGCAACACCACCTGCACCAACAGTTACTGTGTAGTTAGTGTTAGGTGAAACTTGTATTTTAGTTTCTAAAGTACCGCCACCGCCCGTATTATTCATAGTAGAGCGTAAACCACCAGCACCGCCTCCACCATTAAGGCTTGAATTATTTCCACCTCCACCACCGCCTGCAACCACAAGGAAATCTGGTGAAAACGGTTGAGGTTCAGTAGTAGTAATAGAATTACTTGTTGCACTTGCAGCAGAATCACCATTAGCATTACTTGCTTTTACAGTAAACGTATATGTTGTAGTCCCACTCAAACCACTAATTAATATTGGTGAAGTGCCTGTACCAGTAATGGAACCTGGATTAGATGTAGCAGTAAACGTTGTAGCAGTAGCACCTCTACTTGAAGCGGTATAAGGAACACTAGCCTGTGTTGCTGTATTAACACCTGTCTGTGTTACGGTACCAATAGTAGGAGTTTCTGGTATTGCAACGCTAGCATTACCCACCGCTAAAGAGGTAGAATTACCTGTTTTTACACTTCTGACTGTCATTAGGAAATCTCACTTCCGTAAGCATTAAATGATAAAGTGGCTGTTGAGGCATATACTGTAATAACATCAGTTGTTGCTAGTGTAAGCCCAAGAGTTAATGTTGTCGTATCAAGACCACCTACAGTTACATCATAAGCAATATACATTGCATTAGTCTGTGCTGCACCAGCAGGACGAACAGAGATACGAAATGTAGCAGCAGTACCAAAAAGGTTTGCTACCGTGATAGTAGATACTACTGCTGAGGTAGATGCGGGTACTGTATATAGAGTTGTTGCTGTTGTTGCGCTTGGGTTACTTTGACCAAGCACCTTGTAAGTTGTTGGCATTTATATTCTCCTTAGTGTTGGTTAAGCACCCATCAGCATAAATACTGTTGGGGTTGGGTCTGTTACAACGGCTGACCATTTTAATCCAGTCGCTGTTGAGGAATCTGCTGATAGGTAAAATCCATTAGTTCCCACTGATAGTTTACCTACTGTGTCTGCTGCAGTACCTACTAGTAAATCACCCTTTGCATCAAAGGTTGTATTAGGTATAGCAGTAGCCAAATCAAATGCGGTAAAGGTAATTATCTCTAATACATCAGATGCAGCCAGTGCTGCCAAAGATGTAATGCTAGTTCCATTAGATGCTGTGTAATCGGTACCACGAAGTAATAGAACACCATTTAGGTATACCTGCTCTTTACCTGCTAGATATGAAAGAGTTAAACCATTAGCATCTGTTCCAGATACTGAAGTCTCTCCACCTGATGCTACAAACTTGTAGCGATAAATTTCTGCAGTTGAGGATATTGAACCCCAAGCAGAACCTGACCAAGCAAACATAGTATTGGATACTGAGTTCCAATATAAAGCACCAGTAAGTAGTGCATTACCATCATTATCTACAGATGGAGCAGATGACTTAGCACCTAGGTATCTATCATCAAAGTTATCATAGGTTGTAGCAGCGGCAGCAGCAGAGGCTGCAGCAGCAGTAGCAGAACCAGCAACGTTATCTACATATAATTTAGTAGCAGCATCAGCATTACTTGTAGGAGTTCCTAGTCCAGTTACTTTAAAGTTATTAGCATCTAGGTTACCTAATAGTTGACCAGAAGTTCTATTTAGATATGTACCTGAAAGGCTAATAGCACCAGTGTTACCATCAACAGATAGAACTGCATCTGTTGGGGTTAATAATTCTTGCCAGTTACCTAATGTAGTAGCAGGTGAGGCAGTAAGAATAAATGATTTGTTAACATCTGTACGAACCGCAACGTCACCAGTCTGTGCGGTTAAGGCAAGCATATTAGCCTGTGAGTTAACTACCTGTGTAGTAGTAATAGCAAGAGCAGGCAACTGATTAGTAGGAATTAATCCAGAACCATCTAGAGATGCAATACCACTTACTGCACCTTTTTGGTCTGTAAGATATTTTAATGTTACTGCATCTTGGTTAGATGTAGGGTCAGCAAGTCCTGTAATCTTCTGGGCATTTAATGCTACAGAAGCAGTAGGTGCTGCCATCTGGTCTAAGCGAGATGTACGTACCTGTGTATCAAAGTCTGAGATGGTTGAAGCAGTCTGAGTACCAGTATGATTAGCACGGGCTAGTGGGTCAGTTGCTAATTTGCTAAGAGCAATACCTGCACTAGCATTAATATCAGCATTGACGATAGTTCCATCTACTAAGTCAGCAGATGTAATAGAACTGTTAAGGCTTAACTTACCATAAGTAATACCAGCAGATGCATTAATGTCACCATTTACGATAGTGCCATCAGCAATCATTGTGCTAGTTACTGTGCCAGTATCACCAGCAGTAATAGCAGTTCCTGAAATCTTAGTTTTATCAATTGCTGCAGTACCACTAATATCTGCGTTGACAATTGTTCCGTCTGCTATCTTTGCAGAAGTAACTGCACTATCTTGAATTTTTGCAGTAGTTACAGCATCTGTAGCAATTTTAGCAGCAGTAACCGCACTATCAACAATTTTACCAGTGGTTATTGATAGGTCATCAATCTTAGTTGTTCCTACTGCACCAGTTGCAATCTTACCGCTAGTAATAGCAGAGTCTGCAATATCTCCAGTAGCAATGGTTAGGTCAGCAATCTTGGCTGAGGTAACAGCGCTGTCTGCTATCTTTGCAGTTGTTACATTTGAGTCTGCAATTTTTGCAGTTGTAACTGAGTTAGATGCAAGCATTGTAGTTGATACGTTACCTGTACCAGTTGATAAAGTTACGTTAGCAATAGTTAATCCGTGTGGATCTGTAGTATTTCTAATGTGCTCATCAGCATCGCGGAAGTCACGGCCAATAGCCATGTGACGAACTGCAGCACCAGCAGAGTGGGCAATAGCAGTAGATGAGTCAATATTTCTTTGAATTGTTAAAGTATTATTACCAGGAGCACTAGGAGTAATAACCTCTACAATTTCTTCAAGTGCTGTATCTGGATCAATGACAACTACAAATGTTTCGCCTGCAGCAGGAGTAATTGTGGCAAGAAGTCCAGAGGCATTAACCACTGTCATTGTAGAAGCACCAGCAGAAAGTGCTGCTGCTAATGTAGTTTCCTGGGATATGGATGAGTATAGTCTAGTTGGCATTAGTACCTCGTGTAGTGGATTCTGGTTGGGTAGACATCTCGGAGTTTTTCAGACTCTTCGGTTAATCTTTGGTTATATAGGGCAAGTAAGAATCTAGCGGTTGACGCACCTGAACCATATTGAATTTTGGTATCAGTTTGATCTGCCTCAGCAGATGTGTATGTTAATCTACCTGGATCAATAAATGATGCTAGACGATAAGCAGCACCGTATAGAATTACATCTTTACAAGATGAAGGTAATCCAGTTACAGATTCAAATACTGCATTAGATGCAGACGCAGTTAATGTAGTTGGCTTTTTAGTATAGTATACTTGAATTGTACGACCAGGTGTTATTGCATCATACACAGATAGGCTTTGTCCTGTTGTAAATGATGTGGTATTAGCCATTGAATCTTGGCGCCATGACTTAACAGGTAACCACTCATTAGATGGACCAGTTACAGACCAAGTGACTGATAGTACTGTTTCAACATCAGCAGGTATTTGATAAGATGTCTTAGTGGCAACTAATGTAATTGTAGTAGTTCCTACAGCAAATAACTTAGGAAATACTGCATCAATAGTATCATTAATAGCAGTTTTTACAACTTTCTTAGGAAAGTAAGGAGCAATCGTAACTTTCGTATTAGCACTATGAGCAGCAGCAGTAGTGCCATTGTAACCACGGCCATACGGAGGAACAGTTGCAGTACTCGAAACACGATCATAAGTATCAATCCAAATTAGTTCGTCGTCAATTTCAATAATACCCTTGCCAATGTTACTAACACTTGCGAGGTTAAGTGTTGTGCTTGATGTAGTTATATTACCTGTTAGATGAGTAGTTCTATCTTGACGTAAGGTATAGCCTGCAAGGCTAAGTACTACATCATCTACAAGATTGGCATAGGTAGTTGTCATTAAGAGGATATCCTTCTAAGGGCTTCTGTGGCTTCTAAGTCACTTGTTGAAGCAAGTAAATTACAAACACCGTTGATGTCTAAAAATGTTATTGGATTTGTTCTGCCAGCCTTACGATTGAGAGCACCCTGTAAACTTTCACCAGTTGTGCCTGCCCATATGTTGGCTGCTAAGTTATCACCTCTCCATGCTAAGATAGCAGGATAGGTACCGCCATTAGCAAGACGGTTTAATTCTGCACTAAATGTAGAACCTAAAGTTCCGACTGCCATGTTGCTCCTTACTTACCTAGGTAGGCTTTTCTAAATGATGAACCGATCTTATCAGCGATTGAATTCTTCTTAAATCCGTATTTATTAGTTGTCTTAGTAGATTTAGGTGTTGCTTTCTTACTTGGTGCTACAGGAGCACTGTAAGTAAAGTTAGACTTTGTTCTATTGTTTGGACCTGTGTATGTAAATGCAGGTGTCATTCTGTTGTTTGGTCCAGTATAATTAAAGTTAGAAACTTTACCCATGGTTACACCATTAGGCTTGTTAACTGCTGCTTGATAACGACGCTCTCCATAGAGACGACGGATACCTTCTTGCATAGAGGCAGATGATGAACCAGCAGATGCTAGTGCTTTCTTCATGCCCATTTTTTTAATTGTATCGATCTCAGATTGAGATACTTTAACATTCTTATTTACTGCAGTTGGTCTTACTGATTTTGCTTTTGCCTTACCAGAACCACTTGCTTGACCAAATGGTGTTCCTGGTCCAGAAGATCCTGCTTGTCCAAATGGAGTTGCCATTGTTTCCTCGCTTATCTATATTTTGATGTTTTCTTTGCTATTGACTTGGGTTGTTTAACAAATTGCTTGCCTTTTTTATTACCTTTGGCTTTGGCTCTATTAGTAGCCGCCTTTTCTGCTGGACTTAATGCAGACCAAGCAGCCTCTGGTAAATATCTTTTCTTCCCCTTTGATGGCTTACCATCTGATGTTTTCCATTTTTGCGCTGTCCAGTTTTTTAAAGACTGTTGAGATTTGGCTAGTGCCATTACTTGTAACCCCCACCTGCTTTTTTATATTGCACAGCAAGTAATTGTGCTTTACGGGCTGACCATTCTCCAGGATCTCCACCCTTAGAACCAGCCTTAATCTTCTTAAATAGTGCTGCTCTCATGCCAGGCTTAGTATAATTACCAGCAGCATTAACCTTAGATTTAGTTTTCTTGGCTGGCATTACTTTACCTTCTTAGGTTTTCTATGAGTTAAAACTTTACTAGCCGCTGTATGCTTTGCTCCAGTATGAACTTGACCATTCATTTTATGAACAGGTCCCTTGTATTCTTTACCATTTTTTAAATAATGTTTTGCAGTTTTACTCACTTCTTTTTCCCCTTACGAGTTACGATTAACTTACCCTTTTTTTCAGTTACTTTCATACCTGCAGATTCAGTCTGTTTTTTAAGTTGTCTATACTTCTGAGCAACTGTTAACTTCTTCATCGGCATGTGCAATCCCAAGCCCTAAGAGACTTGTTAATTCTAGAGTTTGGATTATTTGCTGTTTTAGCAGAAGTCAATTTAGACTTCATACCGCACATACGACTGCAAAAAGATTTACGTCTTGCTGCAGACTTAGGTGATTTCTTGGCTTGTGCAGCCTTTACAGGAGGCTTTAGGTTCATACCCTGAGCCTTAGCAGAAGCACGTCCTTTGGCGTTTAAACCGCCTTTAGGATTCTTTCCTGCTTTCCTCTGCCACGCTGGTGTTGTTGCCATTTTTATTGCTCCCAAATATTGCTTTATAGTAATGATAATCAAATGAGAATCTCTTCATATGTGGAGCAAGTGCTCCTGTATGACACCAAAGTGGTACACCAGCCTGATGACATAAAGCAAAGAAGTAGATATCTTCTCCTAGGAAACTATCCCCTTTACCCATTTCGGCAAATAGTCTAACGTCTCCCATTTTTTCTTTAACTCTAGTAACTACATCTCTATGCATTAGTATGAATCCCATACCTGCTGCATCTACCTTGATTAATTTATTCTCAGGTAGTGGATGTATTCTCTTAGAGATTAACCTATCAGTTTCCTTATCATCCTCAAACATAAAGAGTGTAGGAAGTGGAATCATTAAAGGTTCTTCAGGATTATCTGAAGTAAAGTAAACTCCAGTAATCATTGGTCTTGCTAGTCTATCTTTGTTATTCCAAAGTAGTCTAAAAGTTTCTGGACTAATTACCACATCTGAATCTACCCAAAGCAACCAATCTGCTTTCTTAGAATCATACCAATGGTTAATCAGTCTATCTCGTTGCCTGGCAATTTGATTACCTTGACTACGAATGGTAGATACGAACTTGACTCCTGATTGAAGTAACACATCTGTTACCCCAAGCATGAACAAGCCATCTACATTACCGTTATCGCACCAGGCTAGAGATACCGTTTCCTGCTTTTGTCCCATTTATTATTTTCCCTGTCTTCATGTCCTTATAGAGTTTGACGGTTCCGTCTTTTCTCATTATGGCAATCATACCATTTTTGATCTGAGACTTGTTGAAGCCATCATGTCTTTTATGCTGTCCCGATGACATTACTTCTTTTTCTTAGGTGTCTTGTTAATGTACTTTCCACCTTTAACTTGGTCAGAACGAGTACCCTTTTTACCTTGAGTAATTGCAGTACCAACTTCTTTTACCTGACGTTTAAAATTCCATTCAGCACGAGTATTGTTATCTACAAGAGTCTGTAATTGCTTAGATCCAGGTTGAGCACCTTGTTTCTTTTGAAAACCAGCCTTTTGGTCAGTAATAAAGGCGGTAGGTACATCACGAACTTCTCTAGCAACTATACCTATACGACCTGCAACAGATGATAGGAAACTAGGGTTCTGACGAGACTTATCATCAGCCTTAAAACGAGGTGTTGGTCTACTTGCCATTTACTTACCCTTCTTTACCCCTGAGACTCTTTTAAGCCTAGGATTGGCCTTTACGGCCTTTTTAGAGGCCTTCCTGGCCCCTGCTGCAACGATTGCTCCAGCACGTTCCATAGAGATTCCCTGCTTGGCAGCGATCTTCTTTTGGACTGCTTTAAACCCTGGGTGTTTTTTTGAATTCTTCATTACTTCTTCTTGCCCATCTTTTTCATCATTGACTTTTTAGCAGTCTTTTTCATACCCTTTTTGGCTTCCATCATTTTCTCTTTTTTGGATTCCATTTTTTCGTATGCCTTGTATCCTGCTGCCATTTTCTTTGACATTTTTGGCATTATATTATTCCTCTTCCTGGTTCATCGGCTTTAAATGCTTTGCCGAAATGGTTTGATGCAGCAACTGCTGCTTGGATATCTTTCATCTGTGTGGAAGCAGGTTGAATACCTTGAGCACGAGCATCTCGGTAAGCCTGTAGTTCCCCATCCCACTTCTTAGTTGACATCGTGGTGCGAG